CCGACATACTGGGTTACCGTTCACCCAAGTTCCTGGCTCAGGAAGTGGAAAAGTGAAGGGAGATTTGTATCTTGTGCATCACAAAAATGTATTTCTTATAGAAGTAAAATTTTATAGAGAGAATCCTTTTACCTCAAAAATATTCACGCAAAAAAGTAATAATCTTGTTCAATGGTGGAACAAATTAATAAAGCAATCAGAGGATACCAACCTAGAACCTTTATTATTTTGGAAGAAAAACCATGAACAATTTTTTGTAGCAACAACAAGAAAACCCTTGTTCTATAAAAAGTATGTGCATGTATCATGGCTAGGCGCATATATAATGAACGCAGAACAATGGTTAGAGAAAGAAACAATGGAATTTACGTATGGCGATAGAATTTACGAGCCTTGGAAAGCCGATCCCGAATGGGAACTTATTGATCGTTGATGGACTCAACTTAGCTTTCCGATGGAAACATCAGGGCAAATTAAAATATAAGACTGAATATGTAAGAACAGTCGAAAGTCTAGCAAAATCTTACAACTGTGGAGAGATAGTCGTTCTTGGAGATGGCGGAAGTCATAAAAGAAAGGAGATGTTTCCAGAGTATAAAGCAAATCGTAAAGAAAAATATGCAGATCAAACACCTGAAGAAGAAGCAGAGTTTGAAATGTTTATTGCCGAATTTGCAAATACAATGAAACTGCTCACTAAACAAGGGCATTTAACCTTAAGATATCATGGCGTGGAAGCAGATGATATCGCCGCTTTGATATGTTCAAAGCGAGAACATCTCGGTCTAGAAGATATATGGTTAGTATCTTCGGATAAGGATTGGGATTTATTAATTGATGAGAACATTTCACGGTTCTCAACAGTAACGAGAAAAGAAACAACATTAGGAAATTGGGACGAACATTACGATTTTGACCCTGAGTATTTTTTAACTTTTAAATGCTTAACAGGAGATAAGGGAGACAATGTCCCAGGAGTTAACGGCATCGGTCCTAAAAGGGCGAGTGGTTTAATACAACAATACGGAGATATTTTTGATATTATGGCTACCTTACCCATTGAAAGTAAATATAAGCATATGCAAAATCTAAATGAGTTCGGAAGTGAACAGTTAGGTTTAAATGTAGAATTAATGGATTTATCATATGATGTAGACGGACAAGTTTTAGGAAATAGTGATGAAATTATAGGATTAGTAGAGGAGTACATAAGTGAAAATTGATTTTAGTAAAGATTCTTTATTAGATGATTTTGCAAAGATAACTTTGCAAGACAGATATATGGTGGGATATGAAACATCTCCCCAAGAAGCATTTGCTAGAGCTGCGACAGCGTTTGCCGATAATGACGCACACGCACAAAGGCTATATGATTACGTTAGTAACTTATGGTTTATGTTCGCTACTCCCGTCCTATCAAATGGAGGCACAGAACGAGGTCTACCAATTAGTTGTTTTTTAAACTATATAGATGATAGCCGTGAAGGTATTACAGAACATTATGTAGAGAACGCTTTTCTTTCTTCTTTTGGAGGAGGAATAGGTGGGGGCTGGAGTGCAGTTCGTGCTCAAGGAACTAAAACTTCCAAAGGCTCTGAATCTACAGGTGTAATACCTTTTATAGGAGTCGTGGATAGAGAGATGTTAGCTTTCAGTCAAGGTATAACTAGACGAGGAAGCTACGCTGCCTATCTCGATATAAGTCACCCAGAAATAGAGGAGTTCTTAGATGTCAGAAAGCCCACTGGCGGTGATAGCAATCGCAAGTCTATTAATTTACATCATGGTGTTAGTATTAACGACGCCTTTATGGAGTTAATCTATAAAGCGTCTAAAGAGATTGGTATTGATGATAGTTGGGAGTTAATTGACCCCCATACTCAACAAGTCAAAAAAACAGTTTCAGCGAAAGCACTATGGGTAAAACTATTACAAAATAGAATGGAAACAGGAGAACCATATATAATGTTTAGTGATGCAGTAGATGCAGAACTACCTGATTTCCAAAAGAAGAAAGGACTTAAAGTAAATCATAGCAATTTATGCTCTGAGATTACGCTTGCCACCGACGAAGAAAGAACTGCAGTGTGTTGTTTATCTAGTGTCAATTTAGAATATTTTGACGACTGGAGTCAACACCCTGCTTTTATTCCTGATTTAATTAGAATGTTAGATAATGTTATAACCAGTTTTATCGAAAGAGCACCAGAGCAACTATATAGAGCAAAATTTTCTGCTATGCGGGAAAGAAGTTTAGGTTTAGGAGCAATGGGATTTCATGCGTACTTACAAAAGAATAATATTCCTTTTGAGAGTGCACAAGCGACGGGCGCAAATTTAAAAATGTTCTCGTATATTAAATCTCAAGCAGATACTACTACAAGAAAACTAGCACAAGAAAAAGGAGCTTGTCCAGATGATGATACAGCATCAGTAAGAAATGCACATCTTTTAGCAATAGCTCCAAATGCAAGTTCTAGTATTATATGTGGAAACACAAGCCCTAGTATAGAACCTTTCCGTGCTAATGCTTTTAATCAGAAAACAAAGTCTGGAAGCAATCTTCATAAAAATAAATTTTTGGAAACAACTTTAGAAGGTTACGATAAGAATGACGAAGAAACTTGGAGAACTATAGTAACAAACAAAGGAAGTGTACAACACTTAGATTTTTTGTCTGAGTGGGAAAAGAATGTATTTAAGACTGCTGTTGAATTAAACCAATCTTGGTTAATAGATCATGCAGCCCATAGACAAGAGTACATTTGTCAGTCCCAAAGTTTAAATTTGTTTTTTCCACCAGATATTGATAAGGGTAGCTTACATAATATACATATGCTAGCATGGGCAAGAAACTTAAAGACTCTTTATTATTTAAGGAGTGAAGCTATATCTAGAGCAGATGTAGTATCTGATTTAGTAAAAAGAGAAATAATCTTTGAACAATCTGATTGTTTAGCGTGTGAGGGTTGATATGAGTTTATTAGATGAAAGAACGTTCTATAAACCTTTTCAATACCCTTGGGCTTTTGAAGCGTATAAAATGGCACAACGAATGCATTGGATGCCTGAAGAAGTTACTTTACAAGATGATGTAAAGGATTATAAAGAAAACCTTACAGAAGACGATAAAATATTATTAGATAATCTTTTTTTGTTTTTCACACAGGCAGATGTTGATGTAGCTGGAGGATATGCTAATCATTATTTACCTACTTTTAAACAGCCTGAGGTACGAATGATGTTATCTGCTTTTGCAAGTATGGAAGCAGTACATATGGAGGCATACGCTTTATTAGTAGACACACTAGGTAAGAGTGAAGAATTCTATGAAGAGTTCTTAAACATACAAGCTATGACAGATAAGCATGAGTATCTAACAAATTTTAATATGGATACTCCATTTGATATAGCGAAAACGATAGCTGTGTATAGCGGATTTACTGAGGGAGTACAACTATTTGGTAGTTTTGCAATCCTTTTAAATTACCCTAGACACAACTTGATGAAAGGCATGGGACAGATAGTGACTTGGAGTATTAGAGATGAATCCCTCCATGTTGAGAGCATGTCTCAACTCTTTCGCACATTTTGCAAAGAAAATCCAGAAATATGGACAGACCGCCTGAAGTATGAGATATATTGTGCAGCGGAACGCGTTGTTGAATTAGAAGATCGATTTATAGATGTTTGTTTTGAAAACGCGAAAATTCCCGATTTGACATCAGAAGATGTTAAAGAATATATTCGCTATATTGGGGGTCGCAGATTATTAGGACTTGGATTAAAGAATATCTTTCATGCAAAAGTTAACCCATTACCTTGGATTGACATACAAGTAAACGCAGTTGAGCATACCAACTTTTTTGAAAACCGTGCTACAGAGTATGCTAAAAGTAGTACAAAAGGAAATTGGCAGGACATTTTCAAATGAGTGAACAAGAACACATAGAAGGACAAACTGTTACTATTGATGGAGTTATCCATGAATTAAGTACCTTATCCAAAGAGCAGTTACAAATAGTACATCATTGTCAAAGAGCAGATGCAGAAATAACCAGATTACAAGATTTAATGGCTATTCTCTCTACTGGACGACAATCATATATAAATGAATTGGGAAACCAATTAAACGAAGAAAAAGAGGCTACAGAAGGAAACTCTCACGATACCGAATGAGAATATTTATAGGATACGAAACTAAGTACCCCGAACAGTATGAGGTGTGTAAAGCCTCAATAGAGCGTTATAATGCAGGACACGATATTAGACCGCTTATTAAAGAAGAAATGGTACAGAAGGGGTACCATAGACCTGTAGAAGGGGAGTCAACAGACTTCGCCTTCACTAGATTTTTAGTGCCATATCTATGTGATTATACAGGGTATGCACTTTTTTGTGATAGTGATTTCTTGTGGAGGTCAGACCCCCAAGAAATTTGTTCCTTTAAAGAAAAAAAGTATTCAGTTCATGTAGTAAAGCACGCACAACTTATAGAAAGTGAGCATAGCAAAATGCATGACAAAGTGAACAGACCATATCCTAAAAAGTACTGGTCTAGTCTAATGTATATAAACTGCAATAAAGCAAAGAACTTAACTATGGAATCAGTTAATCATGCAGATGCAAGTGATTTACATGGATTTAAGTGGTTAAAGAATGATAATGAAATAGGGGATTTACCCGTTACTTATAACACGTTAGTAGGTTATTATAATATCAGAAACCCAAAAGCAGTACACTTTACAGACGGCGGACCGTGGTTGATAAGCTATGAAGACGTCCCTTATGCAGAAGAATGGAAATTAATTTACAACAACTTATAGAGAATAAGAATATTTTACTAGTAGGAAACTCTGTGGAGATTCTTCAGTATGACTATGGAAATACAATTGATAGTTATGATGCTATAGTACGTTTTGGAAGGGGTATGCCCACTAAAGAAAACGAACATGCAATAGGAGCAAGAACTGATATATGGGTATCGGGGTTTTTAAGAAAAAATTGTAGACCTAACTTTCCAAAAGCAATTCCATTAATTAATCGTTGCAGGATAGATTTAGATAGTAATACGGAACATCATTTTTTTAATTATGAATATATTGAAATGTTTTCAGATGAAGAATTAAAAGAAGTCTTTAAAGAATTTGGATATAAAAATAAAGATAAATGGAGTCCCCGTCCTTCTCAAGGATTTATGGCACTACTTTACTTTACAAGAAAAATGATGGTTTGGAAGAGTTTAACTATTATAGGATTTGACTTCTTTGCTAAAAAATTAAATTTTAAAGTAGGAGAAGCAAAGCCTTCTAGTTGGCACATGCCTACTAATACTATAAGTAAACTTCCCCATAGTGCAAAAACGGAAAGAAATTTTGCTCTTGATTTATCTAGAAATGGGGTTATTAAATGGATTATGCTTTCCGATTTAAAGGAAGAAGCAATTAGTGTTGTTTCTACGAGATAATTATCCCATCTTACCTAGTTGGTAACCTGCTTCTACAACCTTTCTAAGATACCTTTTCTGGTTATCTGATTTTATTAACAATACCTCATTCAAACTTGCATTGCGCAAATTAAGAGGAATCTTATCTATTAAACTTGACCATTGGTCAAACGGTACTGCTAATTGATATATAGTAGGAAGAACATGATAAGGACAATTAAGAACAGACCTAGGCATTTCTATAGACCAACTCTTTCTTAACATTAAGTTATAATTAAATGCGTCTTTTGGTCCGACTGCTTCATGTCTTAATAACTGGTCGTCTTTACCATTAATGTATAATGGAGTATAAACATGATTATTTTTAAGAAGTGCTGAAAAGAAAGTTGGATTATAAGCACTTAAAACATATTGGTCTATTTCTGCTAAAGGAGGTAAAGGTACCTCTGCATCCATATAGCCATCAAACGGAACAGGTGTTACTGTTCCTCCACTGAAGAAAGTATCATTAGTACCTATCTTACAAAAAGCTTCCCAATTTAGCATAAATACTTTTTTATCAAGGTCGTCCCTTCTAGAGTCCAAACCTAACAGATTATAATATCTTCTGAAATGAGTGTGGGTTATCCATTTATGTGTTCTACAAAGAATTGATACTTTATTATCAAAGTATTTTTCTGGTGGTATTTGTCCTTCATCTAGAGCTGTTAAAAATAATCGATTACCACTTGTAACTATTACTCTTTTTCCTAAGCCAGGTGACTTATCTTTCCAATGTTCTTTTAATTGAAGAACTGCTCTAGCTTGCATATCTTTTCTGCCCATCTGAGGCATTTGATAAATATTTACCTTATTAAAATTAGCCAATGCAAATTCTACAACCCTTTTGTCCCAGACAGAAGGTCGTATAAATAAATGTAGACGAAAGTTATCATCTTTTTTGTCCAATAAGGACGCCAAAGTGAACATTCCGTACACTTGTTCGTAAATTACTACTAATTCAATTTGTGGTGTCATAATTTTATCTTGTAATCCCAGAAGTTATCAAAATAACGTTCTACTCTTTCCTCGGCATCTTCATCAAAATCAAAGATGATGCCCGATCTTTTGCTTGAAAGAATTTTACTAAGTGCATCTTTAGAAGATTGGTTCTTCTGATCTGCTATCGTAGCATAAATACTTTCGTATGTTAAATGACTTTTTTCTCTCGCTATTTTTGGAGTAGAAATAAGTCGTAATCCTTTATCTAGAAGAAGTGCTATTAGTCCTGTTTCACTATTAGGAGAACAAGCTACTTCTTTAGCTTTTAATAATAAATCCATTCCGCTAACTTTTTTATCTAAAACCCTATCCTTACCGTAGTCTTTTTTAAACTTTGCCACAAATAAATTTGTGGTTATAGGATGAGGTTTTATAACAAAGCCATCTTCTATACATCTACGTACTCGTCCCCAGTCTATAACTTGCATATCTTTCCCTTCTTTAGTTAACAAGTTAGTACCTGGTGGAAATATTACTTTATCATGATAAGTTTCATTATCTTTAAGTAAATATTTATCTCTAAAATTATTTATTATTTTATCAATTCTTTCTTCGTCTATTTTTATGTCTGAATCAACGATTGACTTAAATATTTTATCATTTATTTTAACAGAATTTACTTTAAATAAAAGTCCGTTTCCCATAAAGTCTGTATATAACCATGCCCTTATTGTATGAATCTCATTAGTATTAAACCAGAGATCATATTCGAGTCGTAAACCTCTATGCCACTTTGGTAGAATTCTTTCTCTAAAAATCTTCAACTCATCTAACTGAGCCTTAGGTCTCATACTACTACCCGATTTCATATAGTGAGTAGGAACATCTCCTACTTGTTCATTTATCGAAAGAGGTGGTAAAGAATTTTTAAGTCTTCCTCTAATCGGCCTCTGTTTCTCTGCCATTTCTAAGCTCTTTCTTTAAATTAAATATTTCCATTTCCATATTTTTCAGTCGTTCTTCTGTCTCTCCGAGAGTGTCGAACATGGCTGATAACATGCTTTCCATTTTGTTATTTACATAGTTAACGTCTATTACTTTATCTCTATGTTCTACCATTATGCATTAGTCCACGTTGAGCCATCCCAATAAGATAATCCATAGTCTGTGGAGCTTGCGACTTCAGTATCAAATATGGTACCTGCTGAGCTGGCGGTTATTCTTTCAAACAGCGAAGTTGTAGTCGCTGTTGCTATTGTTGTTGAGTGTGTTGTTGCTACTGTTGTATCTGTTGATTTAGTAGTATCATACGTTGTTGTTGTTGCTTTATCTGTAGCTGTTGTTGCACTTGTACCTGTAGAAGAAGTAGTTGCAGTTGACCTACTTGTTAAAGTTCCTAAGGTAGTAGCGTAAACTGTACTTGTACTCTTACTTGTTATAGTATCAAATGTAGTTATAGTATCATATGTAGTTGTAGTAGCATGACTTGTTGCTGTAGTTATAGTAGTATCAAAAGTTGTTGTAGTAGCTCTACTTGTACTTGTAGCACGAGAACTTAATCTAGAAGTTCCATATGTTGTTTCATAACTCGTACTTCTTGATGTATTAGTAGACCAAGTCGTATTATCTACATATGCAGTACTTGTAGTTCTAGACGTATTCGTGTTATTAACGTCTGAAGTGCTATCTACGTATGCTGTAGTAGTACTTCTAGCGGTATTTGTATTGTTAGTACCTGCTGTATTATCCACATAAGCTGTAGTAGTACTTCTAGAGGTATTTGTATTATTAGTACCTGCTGTATTATCTACATAAGCTGTTGAAGTATCTCTGGCTGTATTAGTAGTATTAGTACCACTTGTAGCATTAGTTCCTGAAGTACCTGTACTTCTAGATGTATTTGTATTGTTAGTACCACTTGTTGCATTAGTACCAGATGTTCCTGTAGACCTAGATGTATTTGTATTGTTAGTACCTGATGTATTATTTGCACCTGTTGTATTGTACGCAGTATTTCTACTAGTATTCCAAGCTGTATTTGTGCTCCAACTCGTATTAGTACTTCTAGTTGTATTCCAAGAAGTGTTTGTGTTCTGAGACGTACTATTAGTACCTGATGTACCGTACGAAGTATTCCATGAAGTGTTTGTATTCCATGAAGTAGCTGTATTATGGGATTCTGATGTACTCCAACTTGTCAATATTGTAGTTTCATGCCCTGTAGGATGGGTTAAATAATTTCCTTCTCCCAAACTCTCTACAGTATTCCAAGAAGTAGCATAAGTAGTATTATTCCCTGTACTATAAGTATTTGATGTACTATTAGTGTCTGATGTACTATTAGTTCCACTTGTACCTCTACTAGTATTCCATGAAGTGTTTGTATTCCAAGAAGTACTGTTTGTACCACTTGTGCCATATGAAGTATTATTAGTACCTGCTGTATTATTTGTACCTGTAGTACCATAAGAAGTACTTCTAGTTGTACCCCAAGCTGTATTTGTACTCCAAGAAGTTCCAGTACTATCTACATATGCTGTAGTAGTATTCCATGAAGTGTTTGTATTCCAAGAAGTTGATGTACTATCTACATAAGCTGTTGAAGTATTCCATCCAGTATTGGTATTCCATGAAGTTGCTGTATTATCTACATAAGCTGTTGAAGTATTCCTAGCTGTGTTTGTAGCCCAAGAAGTATTGGTACTGTCTACATAAGCTGTTGAAGTAGATCTTGATGTATTTGTTGCCCATGAAGTATTGGTACTGTCTACATAAGCTGTTGAAGTAGCTCTTGATGTATTTGTATTCCAAGAAGTCGCTGTACTATCTACATAGGCTGTTGAAGTATCTCTCGCTGTATTTGTACTTTGAGTAGTATTATTCGTAAACCCTGTGTTTCTAGTTGTACTTATTGTAGTATCATAATTTGTTGTATATGTAGTTGTTGTATCATAAACAGTAGTTGTAGACCTTGTTGTAGCATAAGCTGTTTCAGTATTGAATATTGTTGTAGTACTAGGAGCTGTTGCTGTTGCATGACTAGTAGCTGTTTCAAACGCTGTAGTGGTAGCATGACTAGTATCAAAAGTTGTAGTTGTAGTATAAGTAGTAGTTGTTGCAAACGTAGTTACTGTATTAAAGGCAGTAGTTGTACTTTGTGCTGTATCAGTAGACCTTGTAGTTTCATAGGCAGTTGTTGTATTATAGGCAGTCTCATGAGTACCTGAAACATAAGTAGTTTGAGTATTTGTAGACCTTGATGTGGTATGAATTGCTGTAAAAGGCCCTTCTAGGCTTCCCCCATCATTTACGTAGACTTCGTTGACACGACGAACCGTACCACTATCATTGATAGCGATAAAGCGCAATGTTCGGAGTGTTCCGCTATCATTTACATAAATTGCCATTTAAACTCCTATGAAGAATAAACGTACCAGACGTGTCCGCTAGATGTTGCCCCCACTCCTGATGGTGCTGATGTAGTGATAGTATAAGGTAACCTACCCGCTGTAACGGTACCGCTGGTAATCTTCCCAGCAGCGATATCTAAGTTACTTACAGCTCTCGCTGAAGTAATGACCTCTGTACCGTCTACACTAAGTCCTGCATCTTCTATATTAAATTGTAATTTTGTTCCCATATTATACCTCGATGGTAGTTCTTATAAATTTATAAGCCATTGTATCTCCTGAAGCTGCAGTTGCTCTAAGTCGTACACTTCCAGAGTCTATATCTGCATCAAAAGCTGCTTGTGCCCCATTATCGAAAATGGATGCGTATTGTGTTAAATAAACTGTTGTCCCGTCATGGAATAGTACAATTTCCAATGCTTGGTAGTCACTATCTGTAGAGTTCGTAATTTGTACTAAATATTTAGCTACTCTAAATGTTGCCGCAGTAAATGAATCTAAAGTAAATTGAACAGTACTTGAGCTAGTCCCAGTTCCTACGTCCATACCTGCTATTTCATCAATATGGAATTTTTGTGGTGGATTACTGTCTTGTATACCAAGTGTACTTGTTCCGTTTACAATACCACTAAATGTAACTGCACCTGTCATTGTTTGACTTGCTAGTGCGTTAGCATTAAGTTCACTAGAGCTTACTGAATCAGCTCCTAATTGAGTTGCTGTAATACTTCCATCAGCTATTTTAGCTGCTGTAACTGCATTATCTGCTATCTTAACAGTTGTAATACTTCCAGTTCCAAGATCATCTGCTGTTAAAGTACCGTTTACAATCTTAGCCGCAGTAATACTATTATCTGCTAAATCTGCTGTAACAATAGTTCCATTGACTATCTTAGCTGAAGTAACTGCATTATCTGCTAGTTCTGTTGTTGCAACACTGCCCGCTACTATTGAAGCAGTTACTACTGCATTCGTTGCTAGTTTAGCGGCAGTTACTGCATCATCTGCTAAATGAGCTGTATCTATTGAGCCATCTGCATAATGTTCACTATCAATAGCATCATCAGCAATATGTTCATTATCTATTGAACCTGCTGCATAATGTTCACTATCAATAGTATTATCTGCTATTTTTGCCCCAGTAATTGCGTCTGCTGCTATCTTAGCAGTAGTTACATTTAGAGCTTTAATTTTAGCAGTCTCTACTGCATCATCAGCTAAGTGAGTGACTGTAATAACGTTTTGTGCTATTTCAGAAGCTCCTACTGCATTTGCAGCTATTAAGTCTGCGGTAATTAAACCACTAGATATCATACCTACATTATTGATTGCATTATCTGCCATCTTAGCAGCAGTTATTTGGTCATCAGCTATATGAATTGTGTCTATTGACCCATCTACATATTGGTCACTATCTACAGAGTTTGCTGACATATGTGCTAAGTCTATTGAGCCATCAACATATTGATCACTATCTATAGAGTTAACTGACATATGTGCTAAGTCTACTGCACCAGCGGCTAATTCGTCGCTATCTACAGCATCATCTGCTAACATAGAGTTTTCTACTGCACCTGCTTGTATTGTCGCGGCAGCTGTTACGTTACCTGAACCTGTAAAGGATGCAGACGTCCAAACGACATCTCCTGTCATACCAATAGTTCTACCTGTAGCTAAAGCTGTTGCGGTAGTGGCATTACCTGTGACATCACCCGTAACATCTCCTTCTACATTTGCAACTACAGTACCTACTGCATAACCTGTTCCTGATGTATTAACTGTTGTTGTAGGCGCTGCTTGTAAGTCTTTAAAGAACTTCCATTTTCCTGAGTCGCCCGCATCCCTAAATAATCCACTATAAAGGTCAAGTGATCCTGATGTATCGTATAATCCGTAAAATCCAATATCTACTACATCTGCTCCGCTATTTGTGGAGGCTAAGTGTAATAATGGATCTGCTGTTGTTATTGTGGTACTTGAAATTGTAGTTGTAGTACCTGAAACTGTTAGGTTGCCTGAGAGTGTTACGTTACCAGAGAACGTTTGCCCCGATAGGGAATCACTCTTAAGCTCACTAGCACTTACAGCGTTCGCTGCTATCTCACTCGCTGTTACCGCGTTGGCAGCAATCTGGTCGGCTGTAATTTGATCGTCGTCTATGTGTTGTGTTAAAATTGCGTTATTTGCTATATCAGCCGTTACGATAGTACCATTGACTATCTTAGCTGAAGTAACTGAATTGTCTGATAAATGGATAGTATCTATACTACCACTTACTAATTCTGCAGTATCTACTGAGTTGGCTGCTAAAGCTGCCGCGTCTACTGCTCCTGCTGCGAAATGAGCTGTATCTATTGACCCGTCCACATATTGGTCGCTGTCTATAGAGTTTACTGACATATGAGCCAAGTCTATGGCTCCAGCTGCTATTTCATCACTATTTACAGCATCGTCAGCTAAATGTTCGTTGTCTATTGAGGCTGCTGCATAATGCTCGCTATCAATAACATCATCTGCTATTAAAGCCCCTGTAATTGCATCGGCTGCTATATCTGCAGTTGCTATTGTTCCGTTTACTATTTTTGCTGAAGTAACTGAGTTAACTGCTAAATCTGCTTCTACTATTGTTCCGCTTACTATTTTTGCTGAAGTAACTGAGTTTGGTGCTAGTTTAGCAGTTGTTACTTGTACGTCTGCTATATGAGCAGTATCTATTGAACCATCTGTGTAATGTTCACTATCAACAGCGTTATCTGCTAGTTTTGCTCCGCTAATAGCATCTGCTGCTATTTTACCAGTAGTTACATTTAAATCTTTAATTTTTGCAGTTTCTACTGCGTCATCTGCTAAATGAGTTACTGCAACAATATTCTGTGCTAGTTCTTCTGCTGTAATTGCATTTGCTGCAATTTTAACTGAAGTAATTGAGTTGTCTGCTAAGTCTGCTGCGGTAAGTGTACCGTTAACAATCTTAGCTGCTGTAATTGAGTTGTCTGCTAAATCAGCTGTTACAATAGTACCATTGACTATTTTAGCTGTAGTAACTGAGTTATCTGCTAGTTGTAGAGTCTCTACTGCACCTGTCGCAATTTCTGCCGTGTCTACTGCATTTGCTGCGATCTCGGCTGAAGTTACTGCGTCTGTTGCTATCTTGGCAGCTGTTACTGCTCCTGTTGCTATATGGATAGCGTCTATACTACCCGTTACTAATTCGCTGGAATCTACTGAGTTCAGTGCTATTGCTGCCGCATCAATAGCATTGTCTGCTACTGCGGTTACTGCTGAACTAGCTAATTCGCTTGCTCCTACTGCGTTTGCAGCTATTTCTGAAGTACCAACACCATTTGCAGCAATCTCTGATGTGCCAACAGCATTAGCCGCTACTTCCGAAGCAGTAATTGAATTACTAACTATTTCAGTTGTACCAACTGCATTCGCCTCCAAAGAAGCTACGAGTGCTAATTGTTTACCTATTAATGCCATTTTATGTTTGCTCCAAATACGATAGAACCACGTCTACCGAGCTTGCTACGTTACTTTGTACTTTTACTATATCTCCAGCTTCTAAAACTACCTTTCCGTCCCCACCTACTAGTACCAAAGTCGAATTACTTGGTATTGGTGTGGCGTGTGTTAAACTTATGTGATTGGTTGTGCTAGTGTCATAAAATTGACAATTTGCCTCTATTTGTCCACCACTCTGATTACAAAGATATAGTCCTATTATTGTTGATGTTGTACTTGATGGACAAGTATACACCGATGTTAATGAAGTTCCTACATCTGCTGAAGTTGCTGTTTTAAATGCTGATGCCATAGTATTATCCTAATGCAATACTAAGGGCTAATATATCATCTTCCGTAATTGCGCTAGCATCTGAGTGCGAAGCTACCGTTACTATAGAGCCATTAGCCGCTTTAGTATAAATCTTTTGATCTGCTACATTCATTGCGATCTCATGTGTTGCCAAATCCCCACCACTTGGGGCAGAACTGCTTGTTTCTGACCTTTTGGGCTTAATTACATGAGCCATTAGAATGTGCCTCCGTCAAGTGTGTTAGACCAAGCAACTGTGCTACTTGCTCCAACTTGTAAAACTTGTCCTACACTATTAGTAGAATCATATGTTCCTATTGATAGTGCTGAATACCCACCATTTGAACCGCCACTTCCGTATATTAAATGACCGTTTGCGGTGGATGAAATTCCTTTTAAACTCAGGGTATCTGAGCCTATTGCTAACGACTTACTATCTACATTTACAGAAAGAGTATTACCTGATTTGGCAAGACCATTTCCTGCAGTTACTTGACCAGCTCCTGAGAACTGAGTAAATGTAAGTGTTGATGTACCTAGAGTCGCATCGCCTGTTAAAGAAGTAAGAACGTATGCATTATCCGCATTGGCAGAACCTGCCTCAACGAATGCGAACATTCCGCCCGATACTTCAGAGTTAGAGTCTGCATCTGTTGCTCTAGTAAATACACCTGCTACGCCAACAGCACCTGCTGTTGATACATAGTAAATACCATTTTCTTCGGCAGATGTTTGATCCATAACTAGGATTCTGTCGTTAAGTGCTGAAACTGTACCATCAATAGTTACCGTTCCAGTAGAGTCCATTGTAAGAGTTCCAGAACCATTATTATAGGTTGAACTCAAATTAGCTGTTGTTGCTAATTTAACGGAATCTTTAATATCTAGTGCTTGTTTTACACTATCTACATATGCTTTAGTTGTTGCATCAGTACTTGCAGTAGGTGTTCCAACACTTCTAATTCTGTTAGATCCTACATCAATAGTCTGAGAACCAGCTACTGTGAAACCACCATCAAAATCTGCTGATGGGGTAAAAGTAGGCGTTCCAGTTATTGTTATTGCATCGGCGCCTGCGTTACCTAAAGTAACTGCTCCATTGAAAGTTGCCGCTCCGTCTACATTAAGTGTAGAATCGAAGTCACCTGCTCCATTCGAAGTAAGTGTTCCAGCTACTACTGTATTACCTGTTCCAGATGCTACTGTAAATTTGTTCGTTGCAACTGTTAAGTTTCCAGTTGAATTAACTGTTCCACTAAAGTCTGTTGCTGTTGCATCAACATCGAAAGATGGTGTAGTAATTTCTACTTCGCCATCTGCATCAATATCTAATTGTCCATCTGCTGTTGAACCAATAGTTATTGCACTATCTCTAAATTGAATTTCTCTTGAACTATTAAGTAGTAAACCTGTGTCTGCTACATGAGTAAGACTCGTATCTTTATCTGCTCCAAAATTAAGGACTGCAGCGTCAGATAGTAAACTTGCATCATTTGCAAATGTTACATCTTTACCTACAGCTACTAGTTCGCTTGAATTAGTAGTAACAAATTTAAGATATGAAGTACCACCCTCGTTAATATCAAGAGATGCGCCTGCATTATCTACTATTTTTAGTGAGGTTGCTTGTGCTGCTAAGTTTACTGTACCGCCGTGTGTAATCTTAAGGTCAGCTGTTGGGGAAAGGGTTAAAGTCCCAGAGCCCGTTGAAATTGTGTCACTAGAGCCTGTAATTACTATATTACCAGATTTTAGTTGGTCGACTTTGCTTGATGCGTCTACAATAACTGCAGAACTTGCAGTTAGAGTTCCTGCTGTGTGGTCAAGCATGTTTACATACAATGCACCACCAATAGCTGTGACAGCTGCGGTATCCGGGTGACCTACCCATAACTTATTACTATTACTAGAATAAGCTAACTCACCTGCGGATAAAGAAGTTGGACTGGCGGTACTTGTACTTCTTTTGATTTTAATAACTTGTGCCATTATTTTTTCCTATTGAGCTAGAAGCTCCCTGCATCTATCGTGTCTGAGTCCGATGAATCGTTGCCTATCATTATAGGGACGAAACTAAAGTTCCCTGTTGTGACTTCTCGATAGATTTTTAACTGATTGTCGTCAGTATCATAAAATAAGTCGCCTTCTGCTAATCCTGTTGTGCCAGCAGTTGGCGCTGATGTTTGAGTAAAGAAATTATTTGCTAAATGATTGAGTGCGCTTTCTACAGAGTTTCCTGTGCCACCTGCAAAGCCACTTACTGACCCTAAGAAGGTTAAACCCTCTGCGTCAGAAGCAGTTCCAGATACAGCACTAGAAATCGTAACTGTTGTTGAATTCGCTGTAGCGTTAATACTTGTAGTTTCTGGTGTAATGGTAATTGTTGTTGCCATTATCTAGTAACCTCCGCAGTAACTCTCGCTATTCCTTGAATTAGTCTAGTAACTGTGCTAGTTCCTGCATTTACTAATTCTACATCATAATAATATTTTCCTGGTGATATTGCTGACGTTTGACTATTTGTCAATGCTATTCTAATCTTACCTTCCGTTATACTTACAACAGAACATGTAAATGTTTCTGTTAAAGTACTAGACGTTGCAGTAGGGCGTAGCTGTGCCCTTGCCGATTGATTCGTCAAGTTTACATTAGACCCATCTGCTGCTATTTGCAATAGAATTGCAAAATCAGATCCTTGGTCGATAACGATGTCATAATTGCCTGCAGCCATATCAAATTAATACTCCTATTGATGTATTATATCAAAATTTGGGTATGGTGTCAAGAACTTTTTTTGAATTGTCATGTGGAGTGTTAACCGTAAATTTTACAGTCGGATAACTCCGAGAAGTATACCAACAAAAAAATAAGATTATATTTAGAAGTAAGGTACTTATGAAGAAGGATACTTATCCTTTACAGCTTTTCTACCTAGATAAAAACTGGAAGTTTTTGCGTCCTCACCCAATTTTCCCCCTGTTATATCATGGTATAACTTATCAAGTTGTTCTCCAAGGTCTTGATAGTATTCTTTTCTTTTAACTGCGTAAGTTCCTGTTTTTTCTAAATTTACATTCATTATGTGTACCTATTAACTGCAAACTCTGTAGTATGATCTACATATTTGTCTTTTTGAAGCAGTATTACATATTGCCCTGCATCTTTGGCTGTGAAAGTTAATGTAGTATCAGACATTGTTCCTTTTGATGTTCCATCTACAAATACTTCTGTACCTGAAGGAACTCCTGTTACTGTTATAACCGCATCTAGCGCAGCACTTGCTGCACTGAAAGAGGGGTTAAATACTGTTTTAGCTGCTAGAGCATCTGCAGCTGAATTTACATAAAACTTTTCAGGCACGGGCGTATCATCATTATCTAATGATGCATAGCTGTGTCCAATAGCTGCTTCAGTTGCTTTAATTGCATCCGTAGTCGGTGCTGTACTCGCATGTACAATCTCTTTATCAGAGTTATAAAATACGTTCCAAGTTGTCATAATCCCCTTCCTCCTGTATAATCTGCTTGATGAAAAATTACATAAGCATAATAAATATCTCTCTTATAGCTAGAGTTGCTATTGGCGTGTTCTCCCAAATAAAGTTGTTCATTTCTAATGGTAAGTGTAGTTGAGGTAACCGCCACTGTTATTCCACTTTCAAAAGTATAATAGTTATCACCATAATAATCTTCAGTCTCTTCTAAATACTTAGCTGGAGTATACGCTCTTAC